CAACCCGCCTGTCGCTCTGCTCTTGGGCCAGGCGGATCACCTCATCCTTCTGCCTGTTCGCCGCGTTCACCCTGTTGCGGCTTTCGCTCTCAATCGCCCGAGTCAGGTCGGACTCGATCTGTTTAGCGTCGGCCATGCTGTAGCCCAGTCGGCGCAGGGCATCCACCTGCCGATCGGTCATAGAAGGGCCGCCAGACAGGGCGTTGACCATGTTTCGGAAACTGGTCGCGGCCACTTCCGTTTGCACGCCGGCCTGAATCATGGCCGCGCCAAACGCCATCGTTTGATTGGCGCTGAGCCCCACCAGCTGGCCGATAGGGCCAGCCCGGCTCATGAACTCAACTAGGTTCTGTGCCGTTGCGCCGGTGTTGTTGCTGACAAAGTTCATGGCGTCAGCCAGCGCCCGCAGCTCTGGGGTGGTGAGTTTTAGGGCAACCTTCATCTGAGCCAGCGCGGTGCCGGCCTCTTGTGCCGTCATGTCGAAGGCCACGCTCACCTGTCCCACCAGCTCGGCAAAGCCCCTGAGCTCGTCCTTGGCAATGCCGCTCTGACCTGCAGCGGCGTAAATCTCGGCGATGCCGCTGGCCGCGATCGGCATGGTGTTGGAGAGTTCCAGAATCTCCATCTGCATTTCCCGAAACGCCTCAGGCGCCTCCAGTCCGTCCACGACCTTGCGGACATCGGCCATGCTGGACTCGAAATCCATTGCCGCCTTCGTGGCCACCACCATGCCGCCTAGGAACGCCGTGGCGCCCGCTGCAGCCACCTGCCAGATCTTGGAGCCGGCCACGGCAGCAAACGCTGAGGAGGCATCCTTGGCGGCCTTCTCAGTGCCACCAATCGCCCTCTCCAGCTTGGTAACCTCCTCCAGCCCGACGGTCTTGGCCGCGATCCTCAGGACCGCCTCCATATTCATGGCCATTACCGCTTCCCTCCTTTGACAGGCTTCGGCTCAGCCGCCTTGTTGATCAGCTCCCGGGCCCGGCACTCCATGATCTGCAGATCCTCCAGGGTCTGGCGCCGGTCCCTTACAGCGTAAAGATCCATCATCTGTAGAACCACGCCATAGTCGAGGCCCACCACGCCAGAGCCGCCGACGCGCCACTGAGTCTGGCACTGCAGAAACAGCATCACCGCGTCCTCATGCTCCGGCCAGACCTCAAACTGTTTGGGGTTCTGCACCGCCTCGGGCAGGCAGCTCACGTCTGCCCCGTAGGCCTTCAGGTCCGCCAACAGATCATCATTGGCGCCGCCATCACCGTGCCACCAGTGGTTAACGGCGCCCGTCAGTTTCCCTTTTTCGCCACCTCCATCGAGCCGTACCAGGCTTTGATGATCTGCCCGGCGATGGTAGGGATCTCCAGCAGCTGATCCAGCGCGGCTTCAGAGAATGGCACATCTTTGCCGCTGTCGTCGGTGATGCCCGACCAGCCGATCAGGATCTCCCGTGCGGCGGCCTTGTCGTCCAGCATGTCATCCTCGCTGGCCCGGCCCAGCTCAGTGGCGCGGGCCAGCTTGGCGATCTCGTTGATCCGGCTCTGAGGAAGTCGTTTGAACTCCGCATCGAAGCTGTGCTTCTCACGACGGCCGCCGTTGGTCGGGATCAGCAGGGGCACCGGCCAGGTGTAGCTGGCCGACTGCTTGAGAACGAATGCCATGGGTTGTCAGTGGGTGGTGCGAGTGGGCAGGCGTGGCCTATTTGACCACAATCTTCAGGTGGTTGTTTGCGGCGGTGCTTTCGGCCTCGTAGGGGATGTTGGCCATCTGCACGCCGTCGGAATCGTTGTAGGTAATCGGGCCAGAGATTGAGCAGTGCTCCATCGTGATGTCCACGATGTTGCCAGCAGTCTGGCCGTGTTGGAAGCTGATCTCGCCGCGGCTGCGGTCGAGCAGCTGGGCAAAATAGTTCTTCGCCGCAATCGTGGGCAGCTCCACCACCACATCACCAGAAGGCAAGTGATTGGTGATCTGATATTGATCGGTGCACCCCATGAGGCGCTTGAGGGGCATCTCGTTGTTCAGTGCCAGACTGAACGACTCCATGCACGCCGAGGCGTAGCCGAACACTTCCACGGGGGTGGTGTTGGTGCCGCTGCAAATCACCGGGGTGGCCTGGTTGCCGAACGTGGGTGTGAGCTGGGCCTCATCGGCGGCATCCACGTAGAAGCCCATCAGCTCGAAGCTGATCTTGGGGATCTCGCCAGCGGCCAGGTTGAACGTGGCATTGCCGCGGCAGCCGCGCAGGCGGTTACGCAGGCCGTCGTTATTGAAGTCCAGCGACACGCCCTTGATGTTGGTCATTGCCGGGGTGTATTCGACCGTGGAGCTCACCACCGCTTCACCGAACCCGCAGCACTGCAGGATTCGGCCCCAGCGGGGAGCGGTGCCAGCGGTGCCGCTGCCGGCGATCTCCACGTCGAAACTGGCCATACCGACCCGTTGGCCGACGATCTTTTCGGTGTGGCCGAAATACTGCCGCAGCAGCTCCCGGTCAATCAGCCCCGGGTCGAGGGGTTGGAAGTCCAGGTTGCTCACCAGCAGGGCGTCAGTGCCGGCGATGGTGGCAAAAGTGCCGTAGGTGCTTTCGACTGCCGCCAGCAGCAGGCGCCTATGCGTCGATTTGCTCATTGTCCAGTGCAGGGGCAGGGGCAGGGGCAGGCATCACGCACTCGGTAGGCGCGGCGTAAGGCGCGGCGTAGTTGTCGATCCATTTGCCGGTCTCCTCATCGAGCCGATAGCTGCCGCCATCGGTCGGCCGGGGATCTGGCTCAGGTTTCGATCGGGCCATGCCGGTGTTGAGTCCTGGTGTCAGGCTACGGAGCGCCAACAGGCGGAATAGGGCGGCAGGGGGTGCGCGACGGGCGGCCATGGTTTATGGTGTGCCGCAGGTGCACGCACGGCGCACCACTGCCACCCACTCATCCCGCCTATGGCCGCCAAACGCCAACCCTTGCTATTGCGCGACATGCGCAACCCGGCTGCCCCCATGCAGCCGATGACTTTGAAGCTTCCCCTCGAAATCATCGAGGCTCTCAAACGCCACGCTGCGGCTTTCAACACTTCACGCATGGTCCTGGCCCGCACCCTGCTGGCCCAGGGATTGGAGCAGCTCGAAGACCACTAATCACCCATCACACCCACTCGCCATGACCACTCCTCAGCTCATCACCGTGTCAGAAGCTCAGCAAATAGCTAGGCAAATGGCCAATGATTTAATTGCTGACATGGAACAAAAAGTTACTTTGCTGCAGGAATTTACTCAAGCAATGAAGGCCGAATTGCAGTTAATCCGATTAGGGGGACTGCAGTTTTCCGCACCTGAGCCAGCCGTGCCAGTCACGGATCACAAGATCCCCCAGCATGTCCTAGTTGACGTGATCGCCTCGGAAATCTCAGGCTTCGTGAAAGGCCGCGCCTCTTACAAGGCTGCGGAGTTCTGCGACCACTGCCGTCCGCTGCTGCCGCTCGGCAGCGTTGACGTTGCCCTCGACTGCGACGATCAACCGTTCTGGCGCGATCGATTCATCAGGGCCCACAACAAGATCGCAGAGCGCCGTGGATTCAAGCGCACGGCGCCTGGCGTCTGGGCTGTGCCGTCGGAGGCTGTGTGATGGGTAAGGATAAGTTTTCGCATAAAGTGGGGTTTTCTGATAATGCAAAGAAAAAAATGGATCGAGTTGCGGCGCTCTTAAATTTAGAAGACTGGTGTTGTTCTATTGATTATGGCATGGATTTGGCGCTACAAGACGCAGAAGCGCATGTAAAAGGTAAAACCGCTGTTGTATTTTGCACGCCAGAACTAGCCATTTCTATCAAAAACCATCCAGCCTTCTTCGCGGTCCTGTGCCAAGAAGGCGTGATCGAATGGCTGACGCCGTTCGTGCTGGGCAAGCCCACCACTCCACCTGAGGAAAACTAGCCATGTCGAACCCTCAACTCGCTGCAATTCTTCTTTTTCTTCTTGCTCTAACTCTGCCTATTGCGCTGTTTTTTATGCCTAGCCCTGATGCCTTAGACGCGGTTGCTTTTGGCTACTTGCTGGCCGGAGCTGGTATCACAGTTCTTTTATTGGTGTGCCCCCCCCCCGCCCCGGCCAGCACCGGGGCTTTCTGCTGCCTATGGAGCCCCCACGCTGAGATCTGTCACGCTGGTCCTATACCGCACACGGTAACTCAGCACCTCCACCACGGCGGTGCCATCGGCGGCGTCAAACTCTGGATTGCGGCTGAGGGGCCAGATGTCCATCACCAGCCCGCCCAGGGTGCGGTCGGCCATCAGCAGGCTGTGCACCGACTGCACGACCGGATCGGCTACCTGGTCAGGAATCAGGCCACGGGCGTAGACGGCTACCGTCAGCGTGAAGGTGTGGTCAATTTTGCAGGTCGAAACAGGCTCGGGCCCGGATGACTCAGGCCCCGGCTCGATAATCACTGAGGGCGATTCACTGCGGCTGAATGCTTCCTGACGGCTGCGGTAGACGCGGCCATTGGCACCGCTGGCGCTGGCCAGGGTGGTGGCCACGGCGGAGAGAATCTGTTCGCGGCGGGTTGCCATAGGGTCAGGCTAAAAAGGCTGCACCAGATCGAACACCACCCAGGCGCAGACTACCGCGACGCTCAGCGCCACCAGCAGGGGCACGGCACTTAGCAGCCAGACCAGCAGGCCGGCCACCAGTGCAACGGCGGCGGTGAAGCGGATTAGGTAGGGCATGGGGTCCTGATCCGTTCGGGGATCTGAAGCAGGGTGGTCATCGAGGTCGGGGACACTACGGGGGGTTATTCCGTGCTCGGCTTCGGGCGCGGATATGCCAGCAAATCGGGTATGCGTTCGGCGGCGATCAGCCCAGCAGCTGCGAGCTGTTGCAGGCCAGGCTCAAGTCGAGGGTCGTCAAGCGCCACGATTGGAGAATTGGTTAGCTCGTCCACCAGTGCTGATACCTCAGCCGATTGCTCTGCAGCAGCCAGAACAGCTCCGTACTCAGCGGCTGAAAAACGGCGGATGAATGCTGAGCTGGTGATCAGCCCGATGCGATTCAGGTCGGCATAGATCCGGCCTTGGTGCTCCAAAAACTCCAGCGCGAGTAGTTCAGGAGTGGTGCGGTTGCGGTTAGCGGCTTCAACCCAGCCATCAATTAGGCGGGTGTCGGTGATGGTGATGGTCAGGGTGGAGAGTGTCATGATGATTAACCGGCGGAGATTTTCAGGGTTCCGCCGTCGTTCCATAACTGGCCCGCGACGTTCGGGTTGGAGGCGGGAATGCCTGAGAACAGGATGGCCCCGTCAGCTTTCAGCGTGATTCGCGTTACGCCATTGGTCTGCAGCTCCATGTCGCGGGCGGTGCCGCCTACGGAGCCTTTCTCGGTGCCGATGCGCAGGATGTTGCTCGCCCATTCGATCTTCGCCCGCTCAAAGTTGGTGGCGCTGGTAAAGGTGTTGTAGATGCGGCTGGTCTGGGCGTTGGTGCCGTTGCGCTGCGCGAAGGCGTTTGCGGCGTCGCGGCCAAAGCAAAGATCCGCGGAATTGGCGTAACCAGCCCCATCCTGCCAACAAAACAATGTCCCCGCCGCCAGTGATACGCGAACAAATCCACCTTGATTGCTAATACTTCCCGCATAAGTTGATCCGGGGTTAAGTGTTAAACCGCTTCCTGTGGGCCAAGCAACTTGTGAAGCGCTGCCAAACTCCGCCCAAGAAACAGAGAGAGCCCTTATCCCATTCGTCTGCAGATCCAGCAGGTTCCCCGTAAACCCACTAGGTGCATTCACCCCCAACCCCGTGCCGCTGGTGCTCCAGGCGGTGGACGTAGTGCCCGTGGGCTCGATCAGCAGTGCAGGCTTGGTGGTGGTAGCCGTCCCACCCGTAAACCACGTCCCGGTCAGTGCCATGGGCGGCGTGCTGGCCGCACCATTGGCCGCAGCGATCAGCCGCGCCAGCGTGACAGCCCCTGTGGCCCCATTCACGCTGCTGTTGGGAATCGCGCCCAGTGCGCTGCCATTGCGGTACTGAATTTCGGTGCCGCTGCCCGCAGGGGTCGCACCAGTCTCAACCGTGGCCCAGGTGCCGTCGTCCTTAAGGTACTTCCCGCTCGGGGTGCCTGTTGCCGGCGCCAAACCCGCCGTAGTCGTGGAGACTACTCCGGGCAGCCCGCTCAGATCCGCATAAGCCCCTGTGAACCCCACGCGAGCCATTGCCGCGCCGACGCCCACCAGGATCGTCCCGGTTTCAGCGTTCACCCGGGCCACGCTGCCCACGGCCTGCACCAGCCCGCTGGCTGGGGGTGTGGCCACTAGGGCGCCACCAGCACCCACGTAAAGCCGATCCCGGATCTGATAGCCGCCAGTGTTAAACGGCCGCAGCTCGCCCAACACCACGGCGTCCCCGTCGCCGTTCTGGGCCAACGTGGCCTGCAAAATCCCGATCGCGGGCATCTTGGCCGGGTCGGTCGGGTCGCAGGCGGCTACCGTGATTCGATCGGTGTCACCAACTGAGCCGACCACGTAGACGGCGGTGCCAGCCGCTAGAGGCCCGCCGCTGGTGTTTCGGACGTGAACGTAGAAATCTCCGGCAATGCTGCTGTGGATATGCGGAATCACGACCGGCGCAGTGCCGGTGATCGTCAGGCCGGTGAAGGATGGGCTGTCAGCCGTGCCTAGGCCCAGCAGGGTGCGCTGTGCAGCCGCATCGAGGGCCTCCACCATGGCGCGCCCTGCAGCGGTGCTGGCGCTGGTCCACCAGGCGGCAATGGCCTGCCGCACCCGTTGCGCCGTAAAC